CAATGCGAGACAAATCACCATCGCCAGTGCTCTCATATTATTTTTCCATTTTAAAATTTCTCTGTTCTTCCTCATTGTCTTACTCTTACAAAACACTTTTCGTTCTGCTTTTTTTCCTTCTACTCTCTGCAATAAATTTCTTTTGTAATTTTTTCATGTGAAAAACCAGAAAACTCTTCTGTTTCTGTCAGTTTCCATTCGGCTCCTATCTCAACAGAAACATCTGCAGGATACACTCTGTTCCACCGATAGATTATGAACTGCTCAATTCGCTCGTCACCTGTATCCAATGTCTCCAATTCCTGAAAAACATATTCTCCTTCTTTCGCTTTCTCCTTTGGATTTTCACTAATTTCTAAATTTGAAACAGAGTGAAACAGTTTCCGGCTGTAATCAGTTATCCAAAGTTTCTTTTCTCCAACTGTTTTTCTGATATCTTCCGCTACTATGCGGTCCTGCGACTGTCTTCTGTGGTTGAAGGCAAGTCCGTTATTGTCGTCTAAGCATATGATGATGTACATTGCGGTGCTCCTTGCATTTGTTTAATACTCAAGTTCTATCATATCGTTTTTTCGTTCTTTTGCCAATAAAATTATATCTTTTTCCACTGCTTGATACGTTCCACTTGACCACTGCTGAATAAAAATAGCACCTGACAGATTTTTATTTCCGTCAGATGCCATATAAATCGGATTGTTTATGTTTTCGCTTCGCCTACATAAAGCAGTACTGTAGGCTATTTCCGTGATACTTGCATTGGTACAAATTCAATTTTCAATTGCATTCCCAATCCAGAAGCAAGTTCCTTTTGTGTTAAATTCTGCTCAATCCGTGCATCAATCATAGCACGGATGACATCCATTTCTGGCTGAATGTCATCCCATTCTTTTTTAAAATCAGGATCTTTTAACTGTTCCTGTAATAATTCTTGAAATTCACTCAAAAATTTCCTCCGATGTACTTTCTATATGAGTATAATATGGCAATTTTTCCATACTATCAAGCTTATTTTAATTTCCGTGTACAATATACAAGCTGTCCGTTTCTACCGCAATTATATTTTTGAAAAGCATAAATCCTATAATCCGTAAGAAGCCGTGTGTCATTTCCTTCCTGTAGAATTGTAGAGCGTGTTTGTGTATGGATCTGCATAATATGTTTCGGTTGGTGTGATTGCTTTAATCATAGAACAGAAAAGGAACTGCCTTACAACAATTCCAATTCATTAATTAAAATAAATCACTATGCGTTCCAGTTCTGGTAAGATATAAAATTAATTCGTCTTCTATATACTTATATACTAACAACCAATCTGGTAATATGTGACATTCTCTATATCCTTCCCAGTTTCCATGCAAATCGTAATCCTTATTTTTCTCTTCTAGCTTTTCTCCATTAGCAAGTTTTTTGATAATCTGATTAATTAACTCAATGTCATAACCTCTGCTTTTGCATAATTTTAAATCTTTTTTAAACTTTGTTGTCGGTTGTACTTCATATTTCATCCAAGAATATCCTCCATCATTTTATCAACGTCATCATACGTTTTTCTCACTTCTGGATGATTAATTAAATACTCCGTTTCTGCCATTGCTTTTAAGGTTTCAATATTAGGTGTTTCATTCATATCTGGCTTAAATGGCAACGCTTGTTCTCTTATCGCCTGTTTTGCAGCCATTGTAAAGAAAGTTGTCATATCAAGACCTACTCTGTATGAACTCCGTTTACTTTTCACACAAGGCGAAAAGACAGAGTATACAAAAGATGAAATTGTGGAATTGCTTGATAAAATAGCAACCGCAAAAGAACAGGAATAATGCATAGTTAGAGGAGCAGATTAACGCAAAAGGTCTGCTCTTTTATAGTGTGCATTATCACAAATTACTTGTGAATCACACAGTTGTGTGATTGAATGGAGGTGTATCTAATGGAGGTAAAATAATATGATTGTATATAAAAAATCAGAAAAAATATTGCAAGATAGAAATATGCAATGGAAATCATTGTGCGATGCTGGAATTTCTGTAAATATGCCAGCAAAATTTTCAAAAAATAAACCAATGAATACGGACATTATAAATAAAGTCTGCGAATATCTCTGCGTCCAACCATCCGAAATAACGGAATGGATACCAGATGCAGAGTACAACAAGACAAATGCTGAAATTGCCTCGATTGATCAGCAGATAGCAGAACTTGAGGCAAAGAAAAAAACAGCTACAAGGTAAATAATGCGTCAAATATAACACACACCAAAGCACCTACGAGGTGCTATTTTATTGCATCCAAAGAAGGGAAAATACAACCATGATCAAAGCAATCACACCAACCGAAACATACTATGCAGATCCATACACAAGCACACTCTACAATTCTGCCGGAACGCAAGTTGCACACGGCTTCTTACGGATTATAGCATTCATGCTTTTCAAAAATATAATCGCAGTAGAAAACACAAACGGACAGCTTGTATACTGCTCACGGAAATTAAAATGCGCTTGACAATATGGAAAAATTACCATATTATACTCATATAGAAAGTACATCGGAGGAAATTTATGAGTGAATTCAAAGCAGAATTTTACGAAAATGGAGACGAAATTCCTGTAAAAGAATTTTTGGACAGTCTTGACAACAAAATGCGTGCAAAATTCTCAATGGAAATCAAACTTCTGGAAGAAAAAGGCAATCAACTAAGAGAACCTTACAGTAAACCGTTAGGAGATGGAATTTTTGAACTACGTGCAAAAGTAGGAACAGATATTTCAAGAGTGTTATATTTCTTCTATTATCAAGGGAGAATAATATTAACGCATGGATTTGTTAAGAAAGCACAAAAAACACCACCAAGCGAAATTGAAAAAGCGAAAAAGTACAGAAAAGACTTTATAGAAAGGAATGGTGAATAATATGAAATTCGATGATTATTTACAGGAACAGTTAAAAAATCCTGAATTTAAAAAAGAATGGGATGACATTCAGCCAGAAATGGATGTCATCCGTGCTATGATTGATGCACGGATTGAGCAGAATTTAACGCAAAAGGAACTTGCTGCACGTACAGGAATTGATCAAGCAGATATAAGCAAGTTGGAAAATGGAACGAGAAACCCAAGTTTAAAATTATTAAAGAAGCTTGCTTCTGGATTGGGAATGCAGTTAAAAATTGAGTTTGTACCAATGCAAACATTACGGAAATAGCCTACATTACTGCTTTATGTGGGCGAAGCGAAAACATAAATAATCCGATTTATATAGCATCTAATGGAAATCAAAATCTGTTAGGTGCTATTTTTATACCCAAAAATTAAGGAGGAAACGCAGATGAACACACAAGAAATAGTAAAGATATGCAAAAACATCTATGCCGATTATGTAGGCATGGGAAGAGAAAAAGCAAACGAAGACAAGTACATTCTCGCAACGATCATATACATGTACAACCACACGGAAATTGATTGGGAAGAAGTCAAATAGTTATGGATGCAGTACCTTGAAAAAGGCATCCTAGACTTCTCGACTGCAATCTTTATGGCAAGAGAAAGAATCAAAGAGTATGAAGACATTAAAGCAACCGAAGAATCATTACTTTATGACTATTATAAAGGAATTTAACAGTAGGAAACTATCATGTCAGAAAAAGCAAAAGCAATCCACAATGCCTATTGCGACTATGAGATAGCAAAGGCAAAATCACCGTCACGGATCTATTCAGTCCGGGCAGAAATTAAAACTAAAAGCGGTGTCAAAACACACAACATGAGCAAAGCTATGTTATTGGGAAGGATTTTATCTTACAGAAGATGAAGTGAATGAAATCTGGAATGTCCTGAGTAATCATGACACAGAAGGTTGTTCTTTAAGAGGAACACGAAAAGAAATTGCAGAAGAAATTGGGAGTGATTAAGATGTATAAACTACGAATATATAAACTGTCTGGCTCAGATAAAGGTAATTTAGACCATGAAGAAATGTTCGATACTAAAGAGCAGATGGATAAAAGATATGATGAATGTAAAATGATACATCTGCTGATGCTCTCGTACTCTTGTCCTTTTGATTACTTATCTCAATAGGTGCAACAAATTTTTCAACACCTATTACATGAGACCGTTTCAAGTTTTGTGTAAACGTTAAAAACTGATATAAGATTTGTGAATAGTTACAAATGGGCAGAGCCGATTTTCCGGATTCTGCCCATATCTGCATTATACAGTAGTTTTTAGGCATGTCAATAAAACCTGCCTAAAATTGACTGTTTTACAGGTTCCGTCCTGCCAGACGTTCTTCAAAATAAATTTCAAGCTGGGAATGGATCTGTCCCCAGTCCTGCCTGTGACCGGTCCATTTTTTCGTGATATCCATGGTTGCCAGATACAGCATTTTCAAAAGGCTGTCATCCGACGGAAAAACCGTCTTGCTTTTGGTCAC